CCGAGACGAGCTCGGCGGATTTTCCCATACTCTGATTGAAGGTATTCGAGGTCGCGAGAACCGGTAAAATAGGTTTATTGTTCGATCCGAAAATATCGTGATCGAGGAAATGCGAGCCTACGACGACAATATCCGTCCACGGTAGCGCGTACTGCTTGCCGTTCGCGAAGCGGAAGAGAACGAAAAGCTCTCCGCCGTATTCTTTGAGCTCAAGCGCCGGCGCGTTGATGTTGTATATCTCTTTGAGCTCTCCGGTCGTTTCGTCCCATATCGGGAAAGCGCAAGCGAGGCGGTATACCTTGTAATTTGCCGCCATACGATAATAAAAGGCGTAGGCGGTGTTATACGGGTTCGGTCTGACCTGTAAAACTCGGTTGAGAGAATCGTTTATTTCGACGGATCTACCGTCGTTTTTTCTTACGTGCTTCGGCTGTACTACCGCCGCACGTCTCGCGAAAGAATCTACCGCCGCTCTTACCTTATCGTCCGCCCACGCATTACCCGAGAACGGCGTAAACGTGCTCGTGTAGGTGTTGAGGAGCTGAAACGTAGAGAGGTTCCGTTGCGGTGGTTGAGGCTTCTTTCCGAAAATCTTTTCAAATAGTCCCATTTTCTGATTACCCCACAAAATACATATAATTTTCAAAATCTCGAACGTAAACTACCCAAGCGTTAAGAAGCGATACCGCGCCGTCGATTCGGCGCTTATCGGTGATCTTTTTCGGCTCGATATTGTTCAACCCGGATTTTTTAACGGCTGTATTTGATAGGCACCATTTCAAAATAGGGTTGTTATTGTAATTCACCTTATGAGCACCGAGCGCGGCGCCCATTTCGCGCATAGGTTGAGCCCACGTAAAGGCGCCTTGCGCTACTTGCGACATTTCAAAGCCGTTGCTCTTCATTTCGTCCACCCAATAGCCGGCGAGCGCTCGGTCGTACCCGATCTTTACGGGATCTATTCGGTACTCTTCGCGCATTCTCATAAACCACGCCGTAACGTCGGAGTAATTGACGCGGTTTCCCGGGCATATTGTGAGAAGTCCACGCTTCGCCCACGTTCGATAGGGCGCCTCGTTGGTGTTCTTTTCCTCGAGGTGCTCGACGCGAGCCTCGGGTAAAAAATATTGTTGCAACACGTAGACGGTATCGTCGCCCGGCTTACGAATAAGCAGAGTAGCCGCCGTCAAGTCGGTAGTAGCGGAGAGGTCGCAACCGCCGATCGCGTAGGTGTTGAAAACGTCGGAAAGCTCAAAGGTCGCGGTATTGTTGATTTCCTCGAAAGAGAGCCAAGATTCCGAGCTGTTCTCGCGGACGTTAAAGTCTTTACAGAGAACGCCGGGAAGATCTGCGGGATTTTTCTTCGCCCTCTCGACGAACGCCTCGAGCGTTTTATACTGTTTGATAACGCCGAGACCGGGGTTCGCCTTGATCCATTTTGTCGGATCCGTCCACTCCTCGCGAGCGTCGAGCTCGTAGAGGATCGGGAGGAAAAGCGGATCCTCGATAATACCGTCGGCGACGTCGCAAGCGTATTTATACATATCGTCGAATATGCACTCGCGAACGGTGCCCGCCGTTGTTATCATAACTACGAGAGGCTGTCGGCGGCTCGAGGTGGATTGCTTCATAACCTCGTAGAGATTACGGTCGCGGATCGCGTGAAGCTCGTCTATGATTACGCCGTGAGCGTTCAAGCCGTCGAGCGTATTCGAGTCAGAGGCGAGCGCCTCAAAGATCGAGGCGGTGTACGGGAAATAGACGTCGTTACGCCGTTTCTTTATAACCGCTCGGAGCTCGGGGCTCTGCTTTATCATATTTACGGCTTCGGTAAGAACCTTTTTCGCTTGATCCTTTTTTGTAGCGACGGAGTAGATCTCCGCCGCGCCCTCTCCGTCCGCGATCAACATATAGAGCGCTATACCGGAAAGAAGCGTAGATTTACCATTTTTTCGACCGCATAAGAAGAGAGTTTCTCGGAACCGTCGGAACCCGGTTTCTTTTTCTATGAAGCCGAAAAGGGTTTGTATAAATGCTTTTTGGAAAAGCTCGAGCTTGAGGGGCGCTCCGAGGGTTCCTTGCGATTGCTTGCAAAACCGCTCGATAAACTGAATAGGGCGCTCTCCGAGCTCTTCGTCGAAGTAATAAGGGGAGTTTTCCTTCGGGTGTTGGATCTCCTCAACGAGCCGAGAATATACCGCTTTCACGCGGCGGCTTGTAACGATTTCGCCGCTCTCGATCTTCGAGTAATATTCTTCGATAAAATTCACTATTTGCCCGCCTTGTTACCCGCCGTAACGAACGACATAAGCTCCTCGCCGGCGGCTTTGCGCTCGCTCTGCGGAAGCTGTTCGAGGAGCTGTTTTAACAGCGCGGAATAGCTCTTTATGGTGGAATTATAGCTCTTTAAGGCGGGATTTTCGCGCCTCATTTTCTGCTTTCCGTTCTCGAAAAGCTCGATAACGTCGCCCTTTGCGATCTCCTCCGAGAGCCTCTCGAGGATAACTTGCGATACGGCGAGCTGATGGATCGGCTCGGCGAGGAATTTCTTTTTTTCTTCATCTAATGCGGCGAAAAAAGGTTTTAATTTTTTCTCCGCTTTCTTGATCCTCTCTTCGATTGACAGATCCGCGTTATTCGGTTTTCCTTTGCTCAATTTTTTAGCCCCTCCTTTCCTGTAACCCCCCCTCTATGTACGCCCGGGGCGGTCATAAAAGGGACTGTGCCGCGGTTCTACGTTTTTCAAAAACGAAAAACGAAACCGGGGGGTATTATTGTTCGTCGTCGGTAGATATTTCTCTGATCTCGATAGCCGCAACGTTTAGAGGATTGATTACCAAGCTCGAACCCTCTACCGTCTCGACGGAAACGTAACCGCTCTCGAGCGCCTTTGTGAGAACCTCTACGAAATTGTCTACGGTTTTCTTAACCGTGTAGGTGATCGCGCCTTGCGACGTGTAGATAATAATTTCCACCATTACGAAAGCTCGCTCCTTTCTACGAGGTTTCCGTCCTCGTCGAATACGAGCCCTCTCTCCGTTACCGGCTCTCCCTCGTGTTCTATTGCGTGGCACTCACGGCAAAGCGTCTCGAGGTTGTGCTCGTTGAGTGATACGAGCGGATCGCTTATATTCTCGGGTGTCAGATGTTCTTTATGGTGAACGATCTCGCCCGGCTTTCCGCAACGTACACATAATTTCATATCTCGGAGAAAGACATACTCTCGAACTTTCTTCCACGCCTTCGACGCATAAAAGCTCTTTGCAAAATCTCTCATATATCGGCTCCCGCCCCTTGCCCCCAAGATTGATATATATTACCCAAATCCACGCAAAAAGCGGAACTCTTGCGAGCCCCGCTTCTTACGTAGTTTTTCACGGTATTATGATAACACATAAAAAGCAAGGTTTGAAGGTATTATTTTTTACCGCCGCTCTCGGAGCTTCTCGCGAGCGCTCCGTAGCAGAGGATCGAATAGGTCGCTATTCCTTTGTTGCGAATGTTGTAAACCGTCTTTTCGCTTTCGACGTAGATCCGCTCGGCGATCTTCTCAGCTGTGAGCTTCTCTATGTAGAAGAGCTTTAATACGGTTCTTTGCTCCTCGGGAACCGCTTCGAGGATTTCCTCGATCTCGCGGATTTTTTGCTCCGTCGCGTAGATCTCGTTTTTTGTCTCTACGAGAGCGCAAAGCTCCCCGAGAGTGTCGTTTACGTGGTGCGAGTCTACGTAAGGCTTCGAGAAGTCCACGCCCGCGGGCTCTTTTGGAGCGCCCGCTTCTATGAGCCTTTCGAGGCGTTTACGCATAATCGGGAGCGATTTCTTGAGAAGCGGTAAGCTCGAGATCTCGCGCTCCGCCGCTCTGAAATAGTCTATATTCATTCCGTTTTCCTCCTCAAGTAGTTTTCTATCTCGTTCGCGGCTTCCCGCCAACCGTAGCACGTGATCGCTTTGTAACCTTGCTCTTTGAGCCGCGCGATCCATTTCTTTTGATCTGCGGTCGGTTTGTTCTTGCCGTATTTGAGCTCTATATAGAGCCCGTGGAAGCCGGCGCGAGCTACCGGGAGAACGACGTCCGGAACGCCCGCCTTTACGCCTTGCCGCTTGAGCTTCGCCGCCTCGAATTTGTTACGGCGCCCTCCGTTCGGCACGTGGTAGAGGAGATCGAGCTCCGGGAACGTCCCGAGCTGATACGCCGCCCACGTAAACAAAGCCTCTTGCTCTGCGGCTTCCCATTGAGTAGGCGCCGCTCTCGGCTGTGCGGTAGGTTCTTCGAGTCCGAACTTTATTCTACATTCCGGGCATATTTGCGAGCCGCTTTCGGTTGCGAGCGGCTTCCCGCAAATCGCGCAAATTTCGCTATTCATTTTGTGGAAAATCCCTCCTTTTTCGTTTTCGATTATTTGCGAATCGGGATCCGTCCCGATATAGTTTGACGTGTAGGTAATAGCCGCCGTTCACCTCGTTATAGAACGGGCGAACCTCCGACAGCCGATACCCCTCATAAAGCCGCTCGAACGCTTCTCGGCTGTCAGAGTCAACGGTAGCGAGCTCCTTCGCTTTCTTTTGCGAGATCTTGCCGTCTCGATCCTTCGGCGGCGGTATAACGAGATTTCTCGATCCGCTCCACCTTTTACCGAAC